TGCAAAGGTGCTGGTGACGTCCAACCTGTGTCTGTACGGTCCTGCAAGCCCTTTGGGTTGACGTATATCTTGCGTACTATCGTGGCTCCAGGAGTAATTACGCTTTGCGCGTCCAAAAATGTGCCTTGACCATCGTTGCCAATGGTGTAGTACATTTCCTTAATCTCAGTGCCAATAATAGACGACCAATCACCTTGGAAGTTTTCGCGCGCCTGAGTGTTGTATGAATACATGATAGCGGGTGTGCGCCCGCTTGGCTGATTTTGTGTCGATGACGTCGCCGGCCTTTCTCCCTCTTTGTCGACATTGACTTGCGTCGTAATACCGATGGCATTGCGACCAATTTTGCGCAACGTGACCTCCATCTCACATGGCGTACTAATCAAAGACCAGTTCAGCGCAGTGTAATACTCGCCAGTATCACGATCACTAAATCGTGCAAATGGTTTGCTGGGTGTAGCATTACTGCCGCGCAACACAATGTGACCGCGTTCAACTTTGCGTGATTTGTAATGTGCCGCTAATACTTCTTCGACGCACAGCTCATTAATTGGTCGGTCTGTATCGTCTGCCTGGTTAACCCAATTGTCTGTAGTACTCCAAACCCCAGCAGCCGTTTCGACTTGAATACCGCCCATGTTAAGTCCTAAACCGCCTATGTGCGTTGTGCCTAATTTAATTTCACCACGACCATAGGTAGAAGATGCTTCCCAGTCGAAGTTTGGAACAACGCCAAGTTGATTGTTGCTATACGCTACAAAATACAAGCTTTTAAATTCTGTTGTTAATGCAGCCGTCGCTGCTGCGTCGTAGAACCCAAAACTGTTGTATGCCTCAATTATCGGCCTGATCAATACACCAGTGCGCCCTGAAAGTGGTGGCGGAACATTAATCGCACCTTCCAAATATCTGGTTCCTGCTGTATTAAAATCGTAGTAGTAGTTGCTGTTGTCCGACCTGTGGTAATAATAATCTCCAACTGATGCGCTGTAGCCAATATGAGGAAAAGTAAATTCCGCGTAGTCCTGGCTGTTAAAGTTGCTTGTGAGATCAAGCTCATAATCTTGCAGACGTCCGCCTGGACTTGCGGCAATCGCGTTTTTGTAGTACGTGGCGGTGCCGCCAGTGCCAAACTGAATACGGAACTTCAATACGAAACGCCCCAGCCTTTCGCTTTCTGGTTTGGACAATGCTGTATTTTCAATGTACGCCGTAAATCTCAACATGTAGGCTTCATCGCTAGCTACTGTGTCTTGTCCCTCAAAAGACAGGGTGTTTTGCGTTAGTACGATGCCGTTTGCGAGGTTGTAGGCAGCAATGATTTCGTATCCTTTGTTCGTGTCTCGCGTCAGCTTGATTTTATTGATTTGTGGCGTAAAGCTTTGTACCCATTCATTACCCTTTAAGGCAGTACGAGTTGTGAGGGTTTCTTGGTAATTAAATGTGCCGACTATTGTATTGGTCAAAAATTGATCTTGGTATGTCAACTGATTACCTGTGATTGCTTCATCGCTAAGATTGACAGGTATGAATGACCAAGTGTCCCCATAGTAGTACAGTCGCATTTGTAATGTCAGGCAAATGCTTTGCAACAAGTCGTAACAGCTAATAAAGGTTGTGTTGCCAGCATTGTCTGTTTGACTAAATGCGTGCGTATGAATCCGCATACGTCGCGTGTTGTAATAAAACGTCCCGCCAGGATGCGTCAACAAACTCATGATGTAATCGTCCGTGGAATACACGTCGTCCGCTATCTCCAATCTTATCTCACTCCCGTTTTGATTATCCAGATAAGACCAAGTAGTCCACTTCTCTTGAATGTTTTTCAGTATGTCGTCCAACACAATGTGGAAGCCTGTGTACGCTGTGCCGTTGTCATTGTAGTCGACGTTTTTAAGCAGTGACAACCCGTCGGTCGCCACAATGCGAAACGATTGTACTGGTGTGCTTTCAAGTAGATCTACCTGCTCGCACAAAATTGTGCCTACCCAGATGCGTGTATCATCGCGCAGAATCTCCAACAACCAATCGCCGTCTTGCGAATCTTGTAGGTTGGTAATAAGGTTGCTTAAAGTCGTGTCACCAGCTGTCCACAAAGTCTCTACCTCACAACGTGAGTGGACGATACCAGGCAGCAACAGCGTGTCGTCAGTGTTTTCGTACACTAGCTTAACGCCTTGCGGTCCGACATCAAATGTCTTTGTACTGTCCGTGCCAGCTACATTTTCAATGATGCGGACTTCGTATTCCTCGCCATTGATGCTTTGCGCGGTGCTCGATGCGTATAGGTAACTGCTCATGAGTAACGGTTACGGCTTGTGCCTGTTCGAGCGTTAGACAGGAAGATGTCGTTGCCTTGAATGCGTCCGAACACCTCTACCTGGTTGCCGCCCATCATGTCTCTTAATTTACTCAATGGCGCTACAACTTCTGGGTCAATCGCTGCATTTCTGTTGTCGCCAATCATGGCCATTGTAGGCCCGTACGCAACACCGCCTTGCGCCAGTGCTGGCACTTCCAAGTTGCGTTGCGCCATGTTACTCAATGCTTGACCTGCAATGACAAAGCCCACACCTGCTGCGATTGCAAGTCCAGGATTCGTGATGATAAACTTGCGGAACGCCTTCATGGTCGTTGCCAGCGCAATCATTTGGCTACCAATATTGACCATGAGTCCACCCAACACGCGCAAGCCTTTCATGATGAAGTTGCCGGTGCCGTCGAACGCACCTGCAATACCTGTCAACGCCTGACGGATTACGTCGCCCATATCAATAAACTGTTGCTTTGTAGCTTCTGCTTGCACTTGTACGTTTTCAAGCATGCTAAAAAACTCGCCCATTGACATCTTTGCCTGGTGCGTGCCTACTGTCACGTTTTCGAGTTCGCTAAACAATTGGCCAAGCGTAGTCGCCGTTGCCGCGCTGCTCTCGTTGAATTGGTCCGTTGTTTCCGTTGCGCTTTGCAATGCCTTTTGCTCGCGATCTAGTACAACAATCAGTTGGTCAGCTGCATCTGCGCTACGCTGATAGGTATCAATGTATTCACGCAAGCTCTTAATCTTATCACGCAAACCAGCCTTAACAATCGCGTCGCCTTCTCGCTGTGCCTCTTCAAGCGTTTGCAATTCTGCATTTGCCTGTGCCACTCGTCGCAAGCTGTCTTCACGCGCTGCGTTAATTCTATTCAAGTCCTCTGTGGCATCGCCAGTAAGCTTAATACCTGTCTCCAGGGCAAGTTGCGTTTTGTTAAGGCTAATGAGTGCGGCTTCTTGTTGCTTAGTTTCTTTTGTTGCTGCCTTTGCCTCTTTACGCACTCGCAAAAACACACCTGCAATTGCGCCCAATGCAACTGACAGTGCAAGCACTCCTGGCGCAGTAGTCAAAAAGGCGAAATTCATGAGTTTGATTGATGCCACGATTTTTGGTACTGCAATCAGCAGGGGACCAATTGCACCAACAAGCGCGGCAATAGATGCTGCCAGTTTTAGCGTTGTCGGTGATAACCGTGCAAAGCCTTGCATTAGCTTAGTGAATCGTTCAAGCCCTTTGTTTACAAAAGGCAGTAGCTGATCACCTACGTTAGCCAATGCAAGCTTGAGGTTGTCCATGGCCGTACTAAAACGACCTGACGCTGTTTTGCTCAAGCGTTCCATGGCGCCCTGCGCAAATCCTCCTTGTTCGGCAAAGCCCTTTAACACATCATTAAACTGCTGTACGCTTACTGCTCCTGCGCCTAATTTGTCAGCTGGCAAGCCTGTTGCATCCGCAAGGGCTGTGAAGATTGGAATGCCGCGTTCTGCAAGCTGGTTTAGGTTTTCTAACTCTACCTTGCCCTTAGCGTTGACCTTGGCAAAGATTGCCGCAATTTCCTCAATGCTGTTGCCGCTCGTTGCTGCAATGTCACCAAGGAATTGAAGTTGTTGATTGACGTCGCCTATTTCTGTGCCGCTTGCAATCAGTTGTCGTGCGGCATTTGCAACAGCTTCAATTTGAAACGGCGTCTGAGCTGTAAACTCGTTAAGCTGCTTCATCATCATTGCCGCTTGCTCTGCGCCACCAGTCAAACTCACAAATGACGTCTCAAGCTGCTCAAGGTCAGCAGCACTCTTGACAGCAGCCGCGCCAAACGCAGCAATAGGCAAAGTGAGACTACGCGTCATGTTTTGCCCAAGCCGTTCAAAGTTGCTTGTCATCGAGCGCATATTGCGCTGCACGCGTCCAAGCGATTTGTTGAGGTCGCGCGTATCTGCGCCAATGCGCACTATGAGATCACCGAGTTTAGCCATCTTTTTTTGTTGCGAATGCTTTTAGTTGATTCCAGCCGTGCTGGGGGTCTTTTTTGTCTTGCTTCTCCCAGGGGAATGTAGCAAGGTCTTTAGGCTTTAGGCTTGCGCCTTTTTTGGTGTGTACGTTAAGCAACAACGCGGTCTGCCATCGAGTACGCTCCCAGGCATCACGCTGTTGTGTTTCCTGTAGTTTGTACCGACCGCGCACCGCGTTGCCGAACTCTCTAAATGTGAAGTCGTATAGAGCGTCAGGGGTAAGGCCTAATAGCCCCAACCCCAACGACTCTATTTCGTCCCATTCAAGTGGCTTGTTGTCGTCGTCACCTCGGTTTTTTTTTCACCGCCTGGTGACATCGACTCTTCAATCACCTTCATCACATTTGCCAAGTCCGCAACGTCAATCAGACCAAGAAAATCATCCACTGACATTTCAAACTTCATACCCTGCCTACGGCATCCCTCTTGTACGAAATAGTACAGCAGCTCAGGCATCTTAGTGACGTCCTCGCTGTCTAGCGTGGCCACCTTGTGGCCTGTTTCGTTCTCAAAGTTTCGCCACGCACGCATGCTCGCGCGCACAGGAAAGGTTTGGTTGTCAAGGGTGATTGTCATGTATTATGCGTGGTCTTGGAATGTGATTGCGCTGACGCACTCAAGTGTGCAAGTGTACGACGCGTTGTCCTCGGTTCCTGCGCTCAACTCCAAAGAAGTGATGTATGCGGAGAACTCAATCTCCTTGTCGCCAGCTTCTTCTGTGTCTGTGGTAAAATTGTATGACGCAATGCGGACATCTTGTTTCGTGCCAGCCAAAAAGTCTGTCATCAATTCGTCATATCCGTTGGTCGCGTCACCAGCGTAAAATGCAGTAAAGTTGACGGTCAATGTCTTCAAGCCAGGCAACAAGGCGCGGTAACCGCCGTTGTTCTTGGTTGTTGTGTCGCGTGTTTCGGTTGACACTGAAACGCTCAAATCAGTCACGTTATCTGCAACAACAGGTTCTATGCCTGTCGTTTTAAACATTACTGTGTACTGTGAGCCATTAAAAATACCTGTAGTGGCCATGATTATTCGTTGTTAGTAGGTTTTTTGCGGTCTGCAATGATGAGGTTAATAAGTACGTCGAGGTAGCCAAATACTTGGTTATCCTTGTCGCTAGGCGTTGCGTTGACGATTATCTTAATAAAGGCCAATAGCCCGAGCGTCAACTCGCCCCAATTTTCTGCAATGAATGTAAGAGGGTCCATTATCGTTTAATTCTAAAGGTGTAGTCCTGCACTGCAATATAAGTCTTGCGGTCAGCACTCACCTCGGTTATTTCGTTAGTGTATTGTATAGACTGCACAGTAATGTTGCCAGCCTCTGCGTCGTTCACGGTCACGCTTTTGCGA